GTCATCTCGCCAATGTCAGACCCCTCTTCGCGGGTGATCGACAATATCGCGTCAGCAGCCCCGTCAAAGACGGTGGACCCGCGCAAATTACCGTTGCGGCTGGTATGATGGACGCCAGACACGGTAGACCCGAATACTTCTTTGACGCGGTCGCAAGCGCTGATGAACAGCGTCATGTCCTTTTGCAGGTTTTCATCGGCACCCGGCAGCACCCTGCTGATAGTGTCCACGGTGATCAGGACCGGGGGCTCACCCAGCCTGTCGGTAATGTCCTGCACGGTCCGCATCAACTTATCGATGTCGGCTCCGGACATGAAATTTATGGTCTGGCGGATCAGATAGAACGGGATGTCATCCACGCTGATACCGGTTTCTTTTTCCCACGCCATGATGCGTAGCTTAAGATCCGCCACGCCCTCGCTTGACAGCATTACCACAGGGCCATGCTTGTTGATCTTGCGGCCCCACCACTCAGGCAAGCCGGCGGCGATAGACAGGCCCATGCCAAGGTTGATGAATGTTTTTCCGCAACCGGGCGGCCCAAAAATCAACAGCAGGGAATTTTCGCTGACAATGCCGTCCACCAGATATTTCGTATCTGGCAGGGCCTTGATGTTGCGTATGCTCAGCGTCTCATAAAGATCAACGCCGGGTTGCGTCAGCGTCAGGGCCCCGCCGTCGCCGGTCGCCTCCTTGGCGACCAACTCAGATTTTTTTTCGGGTGCAGGTACGGCTGCCGCCCCCTTTACGCGATCATTCCACTGCCCCATGGCAATGTTCCACTTTTGGAAAAACAGAGACGCGCCGCGACCTTCCCGTTCCAGCAGGATGTGGTTAGGAGTGCCCGGTTCGAACAGCCGGCTCTTGACGCTCTGATCGTATTTCGTGAACGCCTCACGCATCTCCCTTTCGGCGTCAGCATCGCTGATGAACGGGCTGACGCGATACAGATGCACGACCCGCGCCCAGATCAGGCGCGTCATGTAATCCTCGCGGCCATCCACAATCTGGCCAAAGGAATCTGTGGCCGTCGCAGGGCTGTCAGTGCGCTCCCCGCGCTCGACCTTAGCAAACTGTGACAGCAGTTCGTCGATGGCCTCAATTAGCCATTCTGGGGCCTCAGGGATCTCGATGGTCCACGGTTCGTAGCCTTTCAGCCATTCGTAGGACTGGCCGCTCTCATGCCTGCTTGGGGGCAGCATTGCGAATCCGCCTTGGCCGCGAATGTCCACGCCCATGCTGGTCTTGTTGGTGGGAGGCACCCAGCCTTGCGGGGCCTTGAACAGCAACTGCAAGCCACCGCCGCCAGTGCGCTGCGTCGGCGCAAACAACGGGATCCCCCCGTTGCGCAGGTCGATCAGATCCTCCAGCCACGTCTTGGCCGCAGGATGGTTATGGCAGTCAATGTCCAGCACGAACACGCCGCCAGACGCATTGCCAGTGATGATGCCCATGTTGGGGCGGGAGCGAAATTCACCGCCCCCGCCAAACCAACCGTCGAACGTCTGATCGTCAGCAATCTGGTCTTCATGGTCGCGCCATTTGATGACAGGGCGCTTCCACGCCTTATCCTCACTCGGCATTTTTGCCGGCACAACCTGAATGCCAATTTGCCGGTACATTTTAGCGAAGTCGGCAGGACCCGCAAAATCGTAATCGAATTGAATATTTTTCACAGTAAGCCCCTGATCGATGGGTATTTAGGAAAACTTCGCCGCGTAATATGCGATGATGTCAGCGTCAGATCGACCGTCGTCCTTCTTGCGCTGGAAAAGGTCGGCCTGCGCCGGAAAGAGTTGCATTGCCCTCTCCCGGCTCCCGTCCTTGCCTGCGCGCTGGCCAACGGCCTTCTGCCACGCCTGAGGCGTCACAAGGGTCGTGGGGATATCATATGCAGCTAGGATGCCCTCCACAATCCCCGTTGATCGACCGAAGCTGAAAACGGACGTCACACCCTGACCCGGCATGGCGTTGACACGCTCAAGATAGGCCGCCTTGATGTTCCTGCCTGCAAGGTGGTTGGCCAGCGCCTGAGCGCTGACCTCCCCCTTCTTCTTGCCGTTACGGACAAGCTCAAGCACCGGCATGTCGATCACCTCAACGGTCTGTTCCGACGTGTTGTAGAGCGCCAGCGCCCCACTCAGGCCGGGATCGATGCCAAGTATAATCATAGGCCTAGAGCCGCCTTGTACAGGTCGATCATGGCCTCTTCGGCCTCACGCTTCGCCTTCTCCTTCTTACGGAGGCGGACCACCTGCTTCATGGCCTTGGGGTCAAACCCTGCGGACTTGGCTTCGGAATAGACATCCTTGATGTCATCCATGATGCCCTTCTTTTCCGCTTCCAGCGTTTCGATCCGCTCAATCAAAAGGCGGAGGCGTTCGTTTGCTACCTGTTCAGTCATCAGTTTTGCTCCTTGTTGCGCGCTTCCATCATCGCGTCGGCATATTCATATGCAAATCTTGCGTAGGATCTGACGTTTAAATCTGCCTCAACGTGAGGTTCGCTCATAAATTGTGCCAACATGCCATTTAACGCCATGCCGGCAAACCAGTCGCGAAGTTCCATCCCCGGCGTGTGTCCCAGATCAGTCTGGCGCGGGTAAACGTGATTATCCTTCATAATTCCTCCTTATTGAATTGTTTGGGCGGCGGCTTCTTCCGCAAGCCCATCGTTGAGGGATTTAACGCTTTCGTCGATGCTTTCTCGGATTGCGCCCATCAAATTATCGATGAATTCCTCATCGAAAAATCCGCAGACCACTCCGGACGCAAGGAAATTGGTCAGCATCATGCCCGCAATTCCGACGCTGGTGATGGCGTCCGGTGCCAGAGCCGCCACGAACGTCTGAGCCGTTTCCGTGGCACTCACAAGATCCTGATATTGGATGTGTATGGCGCTCAATGTTAGGTCCTCCTCAAAAAATTTCGTTCAAACGCAGAATGTTTGAAGCGATTTCTTGGTTGTCACCGGCAAGGGCAGCAGCCTCACGCACAATCACTGGCGCAACAACCGAGAGGGCCCTTCTGGCCGCTAAGCGGCAGAAATCTCTCTCTTTTTCCGTTGCTTTTGTCGTGAATGCGGCGGGGTTGATTGCCTTCGCCATTGCGTCAACCAGATCTTCAACCGTATCGATCTGGTCGTGTGAAATCACGGTCATCTCAGATCTTGCAAGGCAAGAACCTGAACAGCCCCGCCTCCAAAATCCGTCAGGCAGGACACAGACCCAGCCCCCATGGCGTTGACGCAGTACGAGGAAATGTCGCGGGAAATGACGCGGGGATCATATTTGCCGCAATTAATTACCTTCGCTTCGCCAGCCTTCATGTCTTTCAAGTGTGGCAGGAAGAAATCGCGCGTTTCCAAGCGATTATATCGGGGCAAGTCACGCGCGGTTTTCAAAACGCGGCTTTCCTTCACCTCAAGGTCGCCATATTCAAGGCCGCACGGCGTGATTACCTTGTACTTTGCGCCAAGAAGAGCCAGCGTTCTGGTAATCTCTTCCAGCTTTCTCCTTTGAACTTCCAACATTTTTGCTCCTTTCGATAAAATTAATTGGCTTCTTCAAAACCTTTGGGCCTGAAGCCTGTAAGCAACGCCTCAACCGCAACCGACGTCGGACCCGGCACAGGGCATTGCCCGCTTTCGTAGCGCCTGATTGTTCGATCAGATCCCCTGCCCATGCGCAAAGCCTTGGCCATCTGCGGGGCTGTCATGCCCAGCGCGCCTCGCGCTGATGCGAAGTCCTCTTTTGTTAGCTTCATTGTCACTCCAATCTGATGGGCGCAGCCGTTGTAGGGCGGCTAGCCATGCCGGGGTAAGGGCGCGCTGCCCTGCCTGTCAACAATATTTTTCGGCTTGACGGATTTTTCTCAGGGCGTATTGTCCTGCCTCAGCGCAACGCCAATTGCGGCGTCGGCGTGTATTGTATTGATATTAAGGGGAAATATGGACAACCCGTTTAAAGCGCATCAGATAGAGCATCTTTCTCCGTCCACATGCAACCTGTTCACGTCGTCGCCGGCCACCTTTGTTATGAAGAAGTGCTTGAAGATGTCGTCTGCGGTGGGGCCTGCTGCTTATCGCGGCACGGCGGTTGAAGAGGGCGTTGCGCATGGCCTGTTTGATTTGCTAGCGCCTCTGGGCGAATGCGTGAGCGTTGCGCTGGAATCGTTTAATAAGCAGGCTTCGTTCATCAGCGGCGAAAAGGTCGATAAAGAACGTAAGGCGATCCCGGACATGGTGGAGATGGGCCTGCGCGAATTGCGCAGCTACGGAACGCCGTCATCTGCTCAGGGCGCTATCAGCTTGAACTTCGATGGCCTGCTGGTCCCCATGATCGGCTTTTATGACTTTGAGTGGGAGCAGCACGGTATGCTGACCGACTTGAAGACGAGCCATGCGCTGCCAAGCAAGATCAGCCATCCGCATGCCCGTCAGGTGGCCCTGTATCGCGCTGCAAGGGGCGACAACCTGTCGGCGCGTGTCACCTACATCACGCCTAAGAAACACGCCACATACGCCTTGGAAAACGCCCGCGAACACGTCGAGGCGCTTGGCAAGATTGGCATGACGATCCAGCGCTTTCTGTCCCTCAGCGAAGACCCCATGGAGCTTGCCTCATATGTCGTCCCTGACACCGAAAGCTTCTATTTCAACGACCCGGTTTCGCGCCAACAGGCGTTTGAGATTTGGGGCGTTTAACCAGTTTCCGCATAATGCGGGAAAGCAAGGTGACTGGCTAAACAGCACCATAAAAGGAAAACAAAATGGCTTTTGGCTTCAATTACGAATCGTCCGCTGGCGACATCATCCCCATCGTCAAGTTTGACGCACGGGCTGGTCGGTTCTTCCGCATCGACCGCAGCGACGGGGTGAACAGCCCCATCGATATCACCGGTATTTTCAAGGCCGTCATGGACTTTGAAAACATTGAAGTTGGCTTCATTCACTTCCCTGCCGGCTCAGCGCCTGAATTCAAGGTTGCGCCGATTGGCCAGCCCATGCCTGAAAACCCCGGCGGCAAGTTCCGTCAGGGCATCCGCATGATGCTGAAGCTGAGCAAGGATTGCGGTGGCGACATCCGTGAAATTGCTTCGACGGCCAAGGCTGTGCTGGGTGCCTTTGACACCTGCCACACCGAATATATGGCCGGCGTAAAAGCCAATCCGGGCAAGCTCCCGGTTGTCGCGCTTTCGACCACGGTCCCGATTGTCACGCAGGGCCGCGACGAAAAGGGCAACGCCGTGAAGACGACCAACTACGCCCCCGTCTTCAAGATTGTAAGCTGGGTTGATCGCCCTGCGGATCTTGTGTTCTCGCCCAAGAACGGCGGCAGCGTCGTCCCTGCGCCGGTAGCTCCGACTTCGGCTCCTTCGACGGGCTCAACGCAGGTGTCTCCCCCTGCCCCGGCATCGTCGGACGACGATTTCGGCTAATGGACAGAGAGGTGGGCGGGGTGCTATGCCCCGCTCACCACTTTGAAGGTATTGTTATATGAGATTTCAGATTACGATGAACATGCCGTCGCGAAGCGGCAATTCCGTTCACCAGATTATTGGCGAACATCCGGCTAAAAGTTTAGAAGAGATGACGGAGGCCTTGGCCTGCTCCGACTTCATCATTGTGGATGAGATCTATAAGGACAATGAGGCAGCAAGGGGCGTAGGTAACTTTTACAGCGTTGGCAAGATTGCCATCAACCCACTATTCATTGGCAAGGTGAAGGTCCTTCAGCAATGACACCGCCTAAAAAAGCACCCCCTAACGCCTTCTGGTTGGGCCCGGAAGATCTGGCTGAGCCCGATCCGATCCACCCCGATCACTATAAGGGTGGCGGGATTGAGACGATTGACTACATTCAGGCCAAGCTGACGCCCGAAGAGTTTGTCGGCTATTGCCGTGGCAACGTGCTGAAATATGTCAGCCGCGCCGGCCAGAAAGACGACACTGTGCAGGAAATTGGTAAGGCTATTTGGTATTTGGAACGCTGGCGGGACAGTCTGCTTCGCACACGCAAGCCCACTTAGAATTGTGTGCTTCAATTTCCTTCACCGTCTCAGCGGTGTCGGTCCGACTGTCATAACCAATAGGTTTGGCGATGCGGCAATAGTCACCGACGAGCGCGGTCAAATCGGTTGCGCAGCCGGTCAAGACGAGCAGGGTCGTCAGCGTCCATAGCGACCTGAGCTTTGGCAACATTCTCATCAAGTTGCTCCTGGGCATCTT